GCTGCAACAAACGCTGCAACAGTAGTGATCCAAGAACGCTGCAACAAACGCCAATAGCAACGCCAACGCTAACGGTGTTCCAATGCTGTCGTTCTTTGTTTACTTTCGGTTATCCGAACCATTGCTCTGCAAAGCAATGAAGTAAAAAAATTATGTTAAGGTTTATTGTTAGGCTAATCTACCCGGTTAGCCTTTCAACTTCAAGGCTTAATCGCTCTCTAATACGAATAAAAGTTTGCTTGTTTAATAAATTTCCATCCCTATAAACCTCTTGTAATTCTCCTTTGGATTCTAATTCTTCTGTGACATCTTCTTTCATGAAATACTCACCTTTCGTGTCTTTTCCAACATAAATCAAACCTTTTGCTGATTTTTTGCTACCGTTTGATGTTTTTGGATCTTTGTAAATTGCTTGACGCTGGCCACCAATAACCGCACTTGTTGCTTTCATTGCAAAACCAAACGTATCTCTTGTCATGTATTGGTAGGTGTAAGAACCTACGCCAAAAACAATATTTTGAGAGCAAAACCCCATATCAGCCATTTGCTGCAAAATTCTATGTGCAAGTGATGGTGTAATTGAATCCCCGTAAATTAACCCTATGTGCGAATCTAAAACACGAAATCCTGCATTGTTAATCGTTCCACCAAATTGATCCCATAAAAGCCTTAGAGCACCTTTCTTTTCAAAGGGGTCTTCTGAATCTGGATCACCACAAATAATCTTAAATGGATCACCTGAATCTGGCCTTATAACGAGCTTGCCATTGCGCTCCATGATTTCTTTATACATACTTGGCAATATATTTGCTAAAAATCCCCAAAAGTCATATGAATCCGCAACAATCGATACAATGCCTTCAGGATATGTTTCAGTAATCAATCGATAAACTGTATCACGCTCTTTGTCCCTTCCTGCACATGTCATGACACTATGTTCAGTTGCAGGAACAGAAAACCCAAGATTGCTTTCATCTTGCCCAAAATATCGTTGAATATAAGGGATAGCTGGAACGCAATCGGTTCCTTTGAAACTCGTTAAGTGGGCTACTCCACACCGAATAGCATCTTCAATTCCTGACATACCACGGAAACTGAAATCATGAACCTGAAAATCGCAAAATCCCGGATCACCACCAGTTAATAAAGCAAATTTTTTGACGATAACCTTCAGGTGAAATGCAATTGTAGCTACTGTGATTGGCTTCCATAGCATAGAGGAAATAGCTGTTTCCAAGTAATTTGTAAACCAAAAAAACTCCGGGTGAGTGTTGCGTATGGTTAGTAGGGGAACACCAATGGGACACCTTGTACCTTCAGGAAGTGCCTTAATCGATATTGGTAAATAGCCAAGGTCTTTTAATGCTCTTAAATGGCTTATGTCAAAATCCTTAGCCCCTAAAGAGGTTTTCATTAAATTCCTGTAACCCAAGATTGATATATCGCTTATATTTGCCCACTGATAATCCAAGAACTCCTGAATCATGTTTTGTATTCCATATACCACGACTTTATTGTCAAAAAATGGCAATTCAGTTTTTACATACCTTGGTGTAAAGTTTGAATAGATTTCAGTTGTTCCTTTAGGATATTGGCTTCTATGGTCTGCTTTGTAAAAATCTATTGCATAAAGTGGGTTAACAATTAACATTGTGTATTTTCCTTAAAACAGTTAATTCTTTCGATTTCTCCAAAAGAGGATCGAATACATGATGGCAAATTATTTCATCATAATACTGCCTTAATTGACTTAATCCCTGACTGAAAATGCCATGCGTAACGTAAAGAATCATATATCTTGCGCCACGCTGCTTTAACTCCTCACCGAGCTTCAAAAAGGTTGCTCCACCATCACAAATGTCATCAATGACAAATATATCTTTGTAATTATTAAATGGGGGGACTTCATACCTGATAATATGCCCTGTAGAAGGGTCACGTACTTTATCACACTGAAGTAGTGTATTTGATAAATTTAAATTGATGCACAAATTAAATAATTTCTCAGAGGAACCCTTGTCAGGTTGAACAAAAATAATGTTTTCTAAATTATATCTATCCAAAATCCCATAGCGTTTAAATATATTTGAAACAGAGATATGGGAATTGTAATGAATTAAATCCAAAGAAGTATTGCTATGGACATCATATAATCGCACATTGATAGACAACCAATTCAAAATATCTGCCATGACCTCAAGACTGAATGCCTCGCCTTTCGAGCACACTCGGTCTTGTCTTGCATAAGGCAAATATAATAAATCCAAATCAATATCAGTAATTCCCTGCTGCTTTAATGCATTAACAACCAGCATTATCAACATAATATCATCGGAAGATTTAGGAAGTGATGTCAAAATGACACGTTCTGTTTCAATCTCCGGCAATCTTACTTGTATCTCACCTGCTGGAAAGAAAAAATAATTCACTGGTTTATCGTTGATTAGTAGCATCTTCATCGTCCTTGGATAATTTATTAATTCTTTTTATTAAAAGCTCAATCATATAAAACCAAAATAAAACAATTAAACAGACAATCCCTATGTTAACTGGTGCAGGTAAAATGGCATTCGAGATAACCCAAGGCAAAATGCAGCCTTGGATCATGATCAAGCCAAATAAATAAAACAAAATCCTATATATGATCGATCTCATGGTTTGCTGCCTATGTTCAGAAAAGGAACGGCATTTGAGGCGTTAGTTGTAGGCAATTTGCCATTCCATTTTAAAATTGCTTGGTATTGAACAAATTCTGGAGTCAATGATTCTGCCAAGATTTTATTAGCTTTAGCTTGTGATTCTGCATTAATTAATATTTGCTTTGCTCTGGCTTCTGCATCAACTATTCTTTTTTGGGCTTCTGCTTTGCTGGTTTGAATCTCGTTTTCCACTTTTACAGCGTTTTGTGATGCTTGAATTTTTGCGTCAATGGCATCTTTAACAGATGGTGGCAAAATAAAAGAGCCAATTAAATAAATTTTATCGACATCTATGCCATTCTTTGAGGCATCTCTTATAACTTTTTTGCTTACTTGTTCAATAAAATATTCTTTTTTGGCTCCATAAATCTGATCAACTGTCATAGTGCTAGCGACTTCATTCATGGCATCTCTAACCATGTTATGCAAAAAAATGGAAGTAATTTCTTTAATTCCACGTCTGTATTTAGTAAAAACTTTAACGACGTTTTCTTCTTTAATTTGATAGGTTATTCCTGCTGCTGTCGTGATAGATAGTCCTTCAGATGTTTGCATAGAAATGGCTTCTTCATCTATCCAAGAATGATTTTGCAGGAAAGTTGGAAATAAAAATAATTGGCTATAAAACCCCGTGTATTGCCATCCAACTCCTACAGACTGCTCATTTACTCCTTTCCCATTCCCCATCATGCTTACCATCACACCTCGATACCCCGGAGGAACTCTCTCGCAAGCATTTAATCCCAATACCAGTGCGCTTATAGCCAATAATTTACCTTTTTTCATAATTACTTCCTTTTGTTAATAATTCTCTTTTCCTTTGTTTAGAAAACTTTGGATCATCATCATCTGGCATTAATGCGCCACCTGTTAACTCTGCAATGCGATATTGCTGCAACAGAGGGATATAGCCATTACGTTTCCATGCTGTCATATTTTGTGAGGCCAGTCCCAGTGCCTTCATAACTCTATTCAAATTGCCAAAGTAAGCAATCACTTCATCTATTGTCATGTTACTGTCTCTCAAATCAGGGTATAATAAATTAAAATTTAATTGATTAAAATAAATTTTTATTTAACATATACGACAGGAGTCGAAATGCTAACGGATGAGCAACGAAAAAACCGTGTAAATGGTATTGGTGCGTCTGATTCGCCCGTTATTATGGGCTATTCTAGCTACAAAACACCATACCAATTGTACTTGGAAAAAACGGGGATTATTACCCCTGAAGATGAAGTAACGGATTTGCAGTACTGGGGAAACAGGATTGAGCCTTTGATCGTTCAAAGGTTTGGTGAGGTAAATAATGTTGAGATAGAGTTTCCTGACACAATTTATCACCCAGATTACCCTTTTATTTTTGCAAATCTGGATGGTTATATTCCATCGATGGATGCTGTAGTTGAAGCGAAAATGGCTAATTCATTCATGAGGAAGGAATGGGATAGTGCTTATGAGGATGGTATTCCATTAACTTATCTTATCCAGATAGCTAAACAGGTTGCGGTTAAGAATGCTTCAAAAGGGTTTTGCGCTGTTCTGATAGGTGGTTATGAATACATGCAGTTCACCTACGAGCGTGACACTGAATTAGAAAAACTTATACTGGAGTCGGATTTAAAGTTTTGGGATTGTGTGCAGCGTAGGATTGAGCCAGAACCAGTTTCAATTACTGATTGCAGGTTAAAATACAATAATCCAAAGCCTGATTTAATGGCTGAAGCCACATTCAAAGCAAAGCAGGATTATGCTTCGTTAATGAATGTTAAAATGGAACTTAAGAGGCTTTCGGATAAAGAAGAACACTACAAGATGAAGCTAATGCAGCATATGGGAAATGCTGAATATTTAGTGGATTTGGAAGGCGAGATTTTGGCCACATGGAAAGCCAATAAAAAAGGGACAAGAGTATTCACTTTAAAAGGATAGAAAGATGAATGAATTAGCCGTACAGGAGTTGGTTAAAAATGTTGCTGTTCTTAATTCGCATATTGCAGAATTGCGCAAAGAATTGGCACAGAAAAGAGAAAAGGTTTTTGATAGTCTATTTGCACCAGAACATGCAGAGCATTTTAGGAAAATAGCTGAATACTTATCGAAATCTAGCCTTGTTCCTAAGCAGTACATAGGAAAGCCGGCTGATATCTTTGTGGCAATGGCCATGGGCTATCAGTTAGGATTGCCTATTGAGCAAGCCATACAGGATATTGCTGTAATTAATGGCAAGCCTTGTTTATACGGAGATGGTATGTTGGCTTTGGTACTCAATCACCCTGAATGTATTGATGTTATTGAGGAGCCAATTTATACCGGGGAAACTTTAAGTGGATTTAAATGCACTGTTAAACGCAAAAACAGAGCAGATAAGACAAGATGCTATACTCTTGAGGATGCTAAGAAAGCGAAACTGCTTGGGAAGCCCGGAGTATGGACTGATCATACTGCTCGCATGTTGCAGATGAGAGCCAGAGCATTTGCTCTACGAGACACTTTTGCAGACGCTCTAAAAGGTCTTAAATGTGTTGAGGAAGTACAGGATTATATTGAAGCTGAATATGCTGTCATTGATACTTCTGCTCCTTCACGAACAGAAATGCTTAAAAAGGATATTTTAACTAAAAAAGGAGAAACGAATGAAATTAATCAGGATTTATCTTCACAGGATTCGGATCAATATGCTGAGGCGCAGACAATTGAGAACTCAAAGTCTGTTGAATTGGGCGAGACTGGAGCACAAGAAAATGAAACACATCATAGCTCTAGTGAAAATAGAAGGTTGAGTGATAAGCAATTGAAAGATATTTATACTTTTATTGAAGGCAAACAAATTTCAGAAGACCGCATACAGAAAGCATTAAAATACTATGAATGTGAGTCGATAGAATCCATGACACCTGAAATAGCCGATCACTTTATCACTCAATTGAGGAAAGCATAATGATTAATTTTGCACAAATTTTAGGTCGTGTTGGGAAAATTGACACGCGCACATTGCCACAAGGAACTCCTGTCTCTAATGTCAGTATGGTTACTACTGAAAAAACCATGAAAAATGGGGAAAAGCAAGAGAAGTCTATGTGGCACAATGTGGTTCTCTATGGAAAATTATCTGAAATTGTCACAAAGTATGTGCACGAAGGAGATTTGTTGTACGTTAATGGTGCAATGGATTCCCAAAAGTACAAGGGTCAGGATGGTTCTGATCGGATTAAATTTTCTGTTATTGCAAAGGAAATTAAATTAATACCAAAGAGCAGTCAAAAAAACGAATCAAAATATCCTGAGAATGATGAATTGCCTTTTTAGGCATTAATGGAGCAATGAATGGCACAATCTATAACTGATGATGAATTAATATTTTACTGGAATGAAAGAAAACGGTTTGAAATAGAAAAGAGGGATTTACCTATATCCCTCCCCGAATATTGCAATAAATATAAATTAGATATCGACAAAGCAAGAAATACCTTTTACAGGCTCTACCCATGGGGAATTGAGAAAGAACATCGCAAAAAAGAAGAAATCAGAATAGCTCTTTTATGGAATAGCAGAGACTCTATTATTTCTAAATCAGAATTCATGAAGATTCATAATATAAAAAAATCTCGACTTGAAATAGTGTCTACATGGATTCGCTGGATGAATATTATATATGAATTAACAAATGACGAGAGTGCTATGCAATTTCTAAAATTAGAACCTGAACAAGAGTCCCTTCCTGAAAAAGTCGTCCCAGTCAAACAGGAAGAACCTGATTCAACTGTTATACCAAAATCAAATGAAATATCAGTTATGGTTAATCAGGACATTAAAATATCGTTTTACAACAAAATTCAACCAGAACGACTTGCAAAGATTATTAATTTTATGATGGAGATTTAAATGGAAAATATTTTATTACCTGCCGACCAAAGGAAGATTTATCTTGCTGGGGAGCCTATTGATTTTAGAATGTCGATAGATTCATTGTCAGCATTAATTAAATCAAATAAAGAAACGCATTTGTATGATGGCTCTATTTATGTTTTTTACAATAAAAACATGGATAAAATTAAATGCTTGTTTTGGGACACAAATGGATTTGTTTTATATTACAAAAGATTTGATAGAGAAAAACTTAAGGTAAAAAAGGGTATTAAATCTTTGAGAAACCTAAACTATGCGCAATTGTCAGCATTGCTTTATGCTGCTGATCCTGAAATTCCAGAAGATGAAAAACCTCTTAAGATTGTGAAAAATTCGGCAATTTAAGATACCAGTTGAGGGTGTCTAATACATCCTCAATTCCATAACAGGCAACAGCATAATATCCCATTTCCAGCATGTCATTAATAAATGTTTTTTGAGACTCCGTAAGTCTTCCTTTCTTTGTCTTAACTTCAATAAAAAGGCCATGAAACTCTTTCTTTGGTATTGCCACAAAGATATCACTAACACCAGACTTAACGCCCATACGCTTTAATTTAAGCCCATACTGAGGAGATGTCTTGCGTTCATTGGCTATATGCCAAATATACCTGTCCATCTTGATTAGACGCACATAATCAAATACTGCCACCATGATGGCTTCTTCTGGCTGTAATCGCATTAGAATGCAGCTCTATTCATCCAGCCTTTACGAAATACTTCCAGATGCTTATTCTTGGATAGTATTTCAATATATCTATGCTTGGCGCATTCCCTTAATTCTTGCCTTAAAGCAATAGGATCGGTTTTATTGGCTGCTCCGAATGTGATACCACCCAAAATACCATCAACAGCAATTGGTTTTTCATTGAGTCGATTTATAGCTATTTGCAAAAGTCTATGAGCAGCACGTCCACCCATATTGACCGCCATATCAAAAACCTTCTCTACTACTACTAACTCATTAAAAGCTGCATAATGATATTTATCCCACCAATGCTTGCGGTATATTTGTTCAGCTCCGGGACGTGTTAAAGCAATGATGTCATCTGCATCAACATCATTATCACCATCAACATCTAATCCTATGGTTCTTAAAAATCGCAATGATACCCCCCAATGAGTAATTCCACCGGGATCACGAGCATGTAACGATAATGCCCCTTCATGCTGAATAATTATGTTAACGCAATGCTGAAAACGCCCTTCTGGTGTTAGCTCGTCCATGATTCACCCTTTAATCGCCAATCCATTTCAAATTCATCTGAACTTAATTTGATCCCTTCGTAACATTGATTGTTTTTATCAAAATGAACAAAACCAAATAATCTAACAGCCGTATAAAATTTAATTGCTGTCCTTGAGGAAACTCCTTGCGACCTCAATGCATCATAGAAGACTTCATCAGCAAATCTTCTATCCACACCATTAGGGCAATGATAAAAAAAGTCATGTACGATAGCTGGGGCAACGTAACTGGAATACTGTGGAGGATAAAACGTCCAAAGGATACGCGGAATAGAAGCCAAATTCGTCTTAAAATTCTTTGGTATGACATATTCATCACCATCGATCAAAACATATAAGTTATCACAAGTACGGTAAGTATAATCCTTGTAAGGTTTAATACATGCTTCGTTAATAAAGTAAACCGTGTGTTCTTTGGTTCGTGGCAATAAGCAAGAGGCAAGTAAAAATACAGCCAATGCAATTATTATAAATAAAAATAAATTCCTTTGTATGCGCATAATCTTCCTTAATTAATAAGGAGATTATATCAATGAAAATAAATTAGAGAAGTGGGGGACGCAGAAAGACAAGCTCCCCACGCCCATAGACTTATAGAACGTATTGTTTTCAAAGAATATGGACTGTTTTAAAAACTCTATAAGTCAGTTTCGGATTCTACCGCATTTGATGAATCAATGTCACTAGGCGTTGTTTGTTTTTTAAAATTATCCTCATGCCATCGTTTCATCCAATGCTCTATCTCATCCTTATGCCCTGCTAACTGTTGGTATAAGTTAGCAGTCTGAGTCATTTGTGTTTCAATTAATTCCAATCTTCTTTTTAATTCTTCCAAAGTTAATTCCATTATGCAGCAGCCCTTAAAACTTCGTAGGAAATGACTGTAGCAGCACCGGGATCCCCTGACAAGAGCACTGTTACAGTATCAGCACTTGGAGTAACCTTTTGAACGCTTACTGCGTTAGTACTTGCTTGAACTTGTGCAAATGCAATATCACTAGCGAGAGCACCGGTCACAGTAATTGCAATTGTTGCAGAACCACCACCATTGTTTTCTTTCCCAGCAAATTTGATAATGTGACTTGGAGTAATACCCGCAGCTAATTTTGCTAAAGTTACGTTAGCATTAAGTATTTTTGCAGTTGTAATCGCATTGTTAGCAATGGTCAATACGCCAGTATTAGAAATTGTTGCATCCCCGGATAAGTCTCTTGCTTGAGCTACACCAGAAGCATTGCCAACAAATAGTTGAGCACTTGGCAATAGCAGTTGCTCGTTGGATGCTGTTAATGACCAGTCATCACCAACCTTGGAAACGTCATACCAAGTAACAGCAACAGCAGTTGCGTTTGGTGATGTTTTTGTTGCAACTAATGCTTTCATATATTCATTAACAACAAATCCTTGCTGAACTGCTTTATTAAGGTAACCAGCAGCAGTTACTGTTGCTATGGTGTCGTTTGTGTTGATGTAAAGGATGGTTGGATTTACATCGACTAAACCTGCTGGATAACTATTTATGCTTAAAATTGCCATCTTTATGTCCTTATAAAGAGTTAATGAGTTTATTCTATAATGCTTCTAAATCGCTTTTATCGCCAGTTAAAACAGCCTTTCCCAATGCTTCAATTTTCTTTTCCAAATCATTTTTTGGCCTTGGAATCCATTGACCATCAATATACTGGCATCCTATTTCGCAGTCGTCAGGGACTATTTCTATACGAACGGAAGTAACATCAATGTTTTCTTCTAAAATTTTTATAATTACATTATCTTTGTTAACCCATACTCGCTTCATTATGTCTCCTATGGCCAAGTATCAACTGGCACTTCGATCATAAATGTTAATACATCACCATTGTTAAACAATGCATTGCCGTTGAGAGGTACTATAGAATTTGCAATCGAAGTTGTAGCTGAAAAAGTAACATACCCGACATTGGCTTGAATAAGTATGCTTGCTGTGTAAAATGAAAATGATCCGGCTCTTTGTATTCCAGTTATTTTTGTATTTGATGATGTGACATTTGAGTTTGTGCCATTATACCCTAATGTCATCCTTGCTTGCGAACCTGTGGTTGTTCCGCTCGTAAATCGGCCTCTGATTTGAAGTGTATCACCAACCCTACGTGAATAAACTTGTATCGATGAGGGCGATCCAAATCCCTGAAATGTCGGAGTGTAAGCTACCCAGTCCGTAATAATTCCTAAGTTGGTAACAGCGTTATCAACATAAGCTTTAATACTTTGCTGTGTAGCCAATGCGGTCGGACTATCCGAAACCATGTTGTCTTCATCAAGGATTTCATCAATATCTACTGTATTCTGTACTGTAAACGTGCCCGGAAAATCTAAGGCTGCTGGCAAACTTAATGTTACGTTTCCCATTGACGAACTTGCAGCAATCTGATTAGCCGTTCCAGTTATTGATAATACCCCTGCTCCCTGATCGAACACATAACTGGCATTCCAAGATGCTGCTCCTGTACCACTTGCCACAACGCAAGTTATAAAAGCAGTTGTGTTAGCAGCCATTGTCAAAATCAAGTTACCACCAGATGAATTAATTGTTAAATTCCCACTGGAATTATTGATAATTACAAATTGGTGTCCTGCAATTAAAGTTGTGGTAACTGGCATTACTACAGTTTGTGTTAATGTACCGGTAAACTCCTGAATTCCAGCACTGGATACTGTTAAAGTAGTTGTTCCACCAGCCGTTGCAGTAGTTGCAAATCTTTCAATAAAATTATTAGCTCTTAAGTTGGAATCGGCATCCCATGCTGCAAATTCATTGGCTGTTGGAGTTGTGGTTGCAGAAGTGACCCCTGTGCCACCAGATGATTTAGCCAAAGCAGTTGCTAGAGTTAAACTGGTTAAAGCAGCAACACCGCCAGTAATATTCACGTTATTGGCATTCTGCGTGGCCATTGTGCCTAAACCAAGATTGGTTCTTGCATCCACCACGTTGTTGGCATCTGTCCCACCTTGAGAAACAGGGACAATAAAACCTAAAGGAAGTTGCCCAGTATAATTAAATCTGGTATTGAGGCCATTACGCAAACCGACAATAATGTCGCCGACTTGTAAATCACCTCCATTGTCAAAAGTACTGAACTTTTGATCAGGAACTAATGCCATAACTGACGCTCCTTGTCTATTAACTAGCGTTTAATGCGTAAAAAGTCACACTTACATCTGTAGCAGCAGTTGCAGTAAAGAAATGCAACACGTCTGTTGCCAATACTTCACGAGCAAAATATTGTCCGCCTACGATTAATTCAGAAGTTGATGATGCAAATGTTGCTCCCGCAGGCACAGCAGCCGTTGCATTCACTGCAAAATATACATTGCCACCAGACTCAACACTTATGATCGCTAAAAAACGATTAACCTGATTTAATGGCATTCCCATGGCTGCCCCATTTGGTACTGCCAATGTTGTATCTGTAGTTGCTGCAAGACTAGCAGTAAATTTTGTATCACTTACTGGTAATCCAAATCCATTGTAACCAGCAATGTCATTTTGTATTTTATATAAAGTGGTCATGTTATGTCCTTATTAAACTATCCCTAAACGAGCATCAGCAGAATAATGAAATCTTATAGCTGCACTATATCTTGTTGTTGCTCCATGTGCAGCACCAATAAATTCGACTGCGCCCGATGCATTAGGAACATAAGTAAATCCTTTTGTTCTTTGCCCAGTCAATGTCCATCTTGCTATAGGTATTTGACCAGTGCCAATCTGTGATCCATCCCCATAAGTATATCCAGTCACATTTCCTGACGATCCCCCCGTATCATAAATTGTGGGTGTTATTGTTATTCTTTTTTCGGTGTTGTACCTAACCCCAAATGGAGAATTAATTAAATAAAGAACCGCTCCTGATACAAAATATTCTTGCAACAAAAATAATGAATTATCCAATCCTCCACTTGTTACTAAAACATTTGTTGCTGTACTTTTTTCATAATAATATTCACATTCATGTAATACCTGATCGATTGTTTGTGGCGCAGGTCTAGTTGGTATATCGCCTTTTACGCATGAGATGGAATCTACTACGACAACTGTACCTGTAGTGGGACAAGAAAAAGTTATTACAATTGCAAATTTATCAGTGTCACTAATTTGTGTGCCATCCGTAATTTCCCATCCGTTAAAAGACAAATCCACTACATCATTTAAGTCTTCATAATTAGTCGTTCTTACAGTTGATAATGTACCCACTGCTGTGCCTTTGTTCGAGCGTGGTATTTCAGACCAATTCGCAGCAGTTAAAGAAAATATGCCATTAGCATTAGTTGTGCCTATCGTTGTTGGCAATGTTGGAATGCTTGCTGATGAACTTCCTCTATAAAGATATGCATGAACAGTAACATCCCCACCAGCTTGGGTGCGCCAAGCATTAATGTTGACCGATAAACGTGTACCAAGAATTTCTTTTGCCTGATTTCCTGATAAGTATTGTAAGAAATAAAACGCTTCATTATTGTTTGCAGTAGTACATTGTATTCCTCCCGTAACCGCATTTCTGGCAACCGCCACGTTTCCTGCGACACTCTTGGAAATAAGCTGATCCCATATATAGCAATTTGCAGCAGTGGGGGCTATTTCAATATTCATTGATGTGCCACGTGCTTGAGCTGGGTTTAAAGGGAAATCCCATGCGGTTAATATGCTTGGTATTGGCTTGTATTCTAATAAAGGTTTATCAAACCAATACAGAAAATCAGTTTGCCTTTCATTGCTTACCTGATCATAAGGAACATTTGAAACTGCTGTATCTCCTGTCGAAACTAATTGAATGCTGGTAATATTTAATGTTGTAGAAACAGGAAGACTTAAAAATATATCAACATATCCATCAGGGAATGTATCTGGGCTGGCCGATGCAGGAATCAAAACATTGGCGTATTTTTCACCAAATGTTGTAGTTAATGTCATGTTACCAATTAAAGTACCCGGATCAGCAATACCACTCGAAGGTAAATAATAGGCACTTACCACTGCACTTCCTGAATCCGTGGCTGCCATCATAGTAAAAGATACACGACTGTTGGCAAATAAGTTAGGCGAGCCAATTAATCTCTGTCTTAAGCGCAATACAGTGATTCCAGCAGACGTTATTTTTAAATAAGTTCCCGGATTGGTAGGTAAGTTATTTTGGCCTTGTGGTGTTTCTTGGGAAACTGTTACAGAACCAGTTCCAGTAACCACTAAATCCCATCCGGGGGCTAATTCAACGGCCTCTAGGGCTGCTCCAGTGAAATTGTATGTATATGTTGCTGTACTCGTATCAAATGAAACGTCTGCAAATTGAGGATTAGATAATTCGTTGGTATAACTAATCGCCATTTCAGATGGGTTCAGTTCTTGTGGTATGTAAGGAACTGCCTCTCTAGACATTTGCTCAACACCACCGGCATCTGTTACATAAACAAAATAATATTCTGGTTCAAATTCTGCGTTAAATGGAAAAAAGTAAGGAATAATCGGGTTGCCCAAAGAATCCTGAAATGTCCCTATAGAACTCAATGTCATTGGGTTTGGTAATTGAGTATATTGATAATTTGGACTAGTTCCTGTTAATTGATAAACTGGCTTTAGATTGCCCCGTTGAGCATCTTCATAAAAATATACCAAACCACCAGACAGAGGTTCTCCTGTATCTTTATCAAGAAAAACTGTTTCCAAGCTAAACGCTGGAATGAAATATGGATCAAGAGCCATTGCAAGTCCTTTTGCTTTGTCTTAAATAGTTTTTATTCCATTGAAGTCATTAACCAAACTCCACCTATAAACATTAAAAGAGCGATAAATGTTGACATTTTTATTACCTCAAATTTTAATGCTATATTATACAAAATTTATACATTAATTAAAATAAAATTTAACGCATTAACTTATTTACTAGCTCATGTACGCCTTCAAATCCTAATAATCCACCAACATACCATCCCTTTTTTCTATTTGATTTTGAGCGTAAAGCTTGAGAAATCAATTTCTCCATTTCTGGATGTTCTTGTAAAAATCTTTCAAAATAAATATTTTCTGTTGTAAAAGTAGTCAACGGATTTCTTGGCACGTATTTTGATTTTCCAAATATCCTAGCTAATTGTGGGTCAGAAAAATAAGTACTCTGCATATTTGCATAATCTGATTTTGCTCTTTCAAGTGCTTCTGCCAAATCTTGATGGCCTTTACTTTCCAGATGATTACTAATTGAATCATTTATTCTTGTCCGAGTTTCATTTATTTCTTTGGCCATATTGCGTTCGGCCATAAACTCAGACGACAATGCTTCTTCTGCTTGTTTTCTTAAATCAGATTGCAAATCACGCAAAGCAGTATAATCGCCTTCTTTTGCCTTTTTGATTAATGATTTTGTAGCTTCATCTTTTGGTAAAAATGTTTTTGCTTTCTCTATTAAATCATCATCAATATCAACTTTACTAATTCCTCTTTTTTCAACTTCTTTTGTGATTTCTTTAAATACATTCTGAATATCTTTCTTTTTTTCAGTAAATTTTTGTTGAATTTCTCTTACACCCTGTTTTAAATCTGGCATTTTAAATGCTCTGGCTACCCCACCTGCTACTGCTGGTAGTGCGCTTACCCCTGCTCCCAAGGCAGTCCCTAATGCTCTTTGGTTTTCGCTCAGTGCGCCTCCTGCTAATCCACCTCCAATAACAGCCTTAAGTGATTGTGGCAAAGATTTTATTAATGGTAATTTACTTGCTCCTTTTGCTATCAGTCCACCGGGAGCAGCAATTCCTCCAATTGGATCTCCAATCATTCCTCCAATTTGAGCAGCATTTGATTCTGGTGCATATTGCATTAAATCAACTTTTGGGAAGCGAGGGGCATCTTTACCTGTTATTAATTCATAAGCTTCTGGAGCTAAATTACCAACTGATGATAAAGCATTTACTAATCCTTGAGTTAACCCAAGGCCAAGACCAGCTTCATATTGCAATCCGGGCTTTATATATTTGTTATATACACTATCTTCAGGCTCATCTATTTTTATTCCTTCTTGTTTAAATATGTCAACCACGATGAGCCTCCATTTTTCTTATGACTTGCTCAACTGTCATATTATACTGCTTGGCGGTATCTTCTACATCTTTCATAGAATAGCCTTTTTTTATAGCCCATTCTGGTAATTTTATGTTTGCTGACTTTATGCCTACTTTGTTTTTTATTTCATCTTTTATTTTCTTAACATCCAATCTTTTTTCAGCAGTTTCAATTGCTTTTAAAGGAGACATCCCTTGATTTCTTGCTAAATCAGATGCAATTGACGCACGATCTGTCATTAATTGGCGCATTAACATCAATGCCTCCAATTTTCCTTGAGCCACGGGTAATGTATCTTTTGGACTTAATTTCATTTTTTCCAAAAGCTCTTGTTCTCCTACCCTGAATTGGCCAGCAAAATCCCTAGATGAATCTTTAATTATTGCATTAGCATAAGTTAAAAAATTACCTGCCAATTCTTTTTGCTCTGGGCTTCCTTTTCTTAAATAATATTCCAATTCTAATCCGGGTGCTAAATCACTTTTCCGCATAGATTGAAATGTGGGATTGGAAGTTATTTCAGCAAGTTGATCTAATGTTGGAGCTGCCTCTAATCCTTTTCTAGCAACATTTTCCAAATCTGCGATAGCTTTTGCATCTTGTTTAGTTAATTCCTTTTGCAAAGGAGTTTGGCCTCTTGCCAATGGAAAATTACCAAAAGGAGTAACCGCAGTTTTAACGCCATCAACATCAATAACTTTAGGATCAAAGCCAGCAAGTTTTGATGCAAGCATTGCTTCTGCTGCTCTTGCTTGTTCTTGCCTTGACATGTCTTCTGATGTATCGACAGGCATCTCAGATTGGCCGTTGTCTTGCAGGGATTCTCGAGCATCTTTATTAATGTACTTTTGTAATATATCAGCCATTAATTTAGTTTTTACGCCCTTCTGCTGCTCAGAGGCAATACGCTGTTTTAATAATTCAAGTTTATATTGCTGTTCCATAGGCAAGTTGTTTAATGTTGCTGACTGAAGAGCAATGGCTAGTTGTTTGGATTTATCTCCTAACGCATACTCAGTCGGCTTATGCTCAACTTCCATCTGGCTTAATTTATTAGCCAATTGCCTCTTAAGTTGTTCTTCATTCATTTGTTCTGGCGCACGACCAATTTGATATCCTTTGAAGATATCCTCAATCAGATTTCCATAAGGTGATTCTTGAACAGGTAAATTAGCCCAGTTAAATGTTTGTAATGCCATATTAACCTCCACCAAACATACTTGAACCTAACCCACCAGTGGCCAAAGAACCTAATCCACCAAGACCACCTAAACCAGCAGCACCACCTAAAGCCTGAGCTAATAGTTTAAATAAACCTGCTTTATTGGCATTCTTTTGCGCTTGTCCTTGGAAAGCTACTTGTCCTTGTTGACCTAATGCAGAACCCAAGTAATCGGCAAGACTTCCAGATGCTTGGAATCCTTTGCCATAAATGTCTTGTTCACCCTCAAGGCCAGTTTTATATGCCCCCAATACGTTTTGCAGATATTGTTGCATGTCTTTTGACAATAAACCTTGAATAGCCTCGCCTTGCTGCAATTGGTCAAAGTCAGTGCCACGATAGCCTCCAGCAGCAGCAGTGCTTCCCAATGCTTTGCTCAGTAAATCTTTTTGAAATTGAAAGCCTTTGGATGGCTCATATCCCGACATCAACTTATCAATGAATGCATTGGGATCAGACAATAGTTGGTCATACTCGCCTTCTAAGCGAGTCCCGGCCGTACGACCAGATTGTACAAAAGGATCGTAATATTGCTGACCTATGCCCGGTATTTGATTCAAATATGGCATAGCAGAGTCCGCAGGATTTTTAAAACCAAATATTTTACTTAAAATGCTCATAGTATGTCCTTATACTATTACTGTTACTACGCCATTGATCTTGCCTTTTAACTGGTTCGTATCTATATCGTACCATAAAGTTCCACTGGGCATTTGTGGCGCAATTGCCGTAATCTGGGCAGTCGTTAACTGAGGTACTGTCCAACCATTATTACTTAATCCATTTTGCAATGCCTGATTCAATTCATCATTATACAATTGCATTTCAGGCGTTAAATACCCATCCGCTTGTACAAACTTTACTCTTACGAACGTTGGTATATTCATCGATATACCTCCAGTACGCCATCGGTAATAACTACGGCTCCAAATCCCCAAAATCGCATTTGAACTGTAAATTGATTAGCTTCTCCCAGCTTGTCAAACTTAGGTAAGTTCTTATATTGTCCAGTATGATGCATATAATAACTTACAACGTTACTATAAGTATGGCCTCCATTTTTGGAAAAAGAAAAGTCAATTCTTGGCCTGTAAACCTGACATGAACCTCCTTCCACTAGCAAAGGCAAGTCATCTTCACTGTACATGATAAGACCGCTTGATTCGCCAAGGATAAACCCATCGCATTCAAATTGACCATCAACATCCGGCTCAACACCATTTTGGATAGTAAATGCAAAGCGATTAACAATGAATTTTTCACTTCCGGGTTCTCTGTATGTATCGCATTTTCTTATGCGTGGAATTTCATATCGATTTTGAATATCGGTAGATATATAGTTAATATCAGTTCCAAGGCGCATTACGCTACCTTGCTTGAGGCTTGCAAAATATGTCCTGTTATTGAAATATGCAATTTGCCTTGCTGGGTGATAACTGAAATCCCAATCGGTTAAATCAAAGAACATATTGGTTGTAAAATCGTACATAATTGTGAAATTATCGTCAGGATTAAAGAACGTCAAAATATAGAACAAATGCCCAGCTTGCCTATAAAATATGGCCGTTGATTGTTCTGGGTGTTGCACTCGACTCAATAGATTATCAATCCCATCGGTTGAAATGCGTTGTGCTTGGCCTCCAGCCATTACCATGATTGCTGGTGATGATTTTTCATTGATACCAAGCCATGCGACCATCTCATCATTAGCTGCGATTGTAGAAACACTAGCAACGCCATAGTCGATATTGATTGATGATTGACGCTGATAAATTTGCAGACCGCCTACGTTTGTCCAAATCTCACCAACAATATTCCCTAAGACCAATAAGTTATTGCCATGAGAAGGAATACGTATGGCTGCCTTAGCAAAATCTGGCTTCGTTTGTATAGCTAATCTTGTTACTAACGTTAAACCTAATGGGTTGGCTAACGTATTAGGATCGAATGCTGTTTCAAATACATACCATTGGGAACCATTTGTAGTAGTATCGCCATTACCAAAAATGAAATATGTATTTTGATACGTGACATAATTCGGTACTAAATCTGGTGCTGTATAAACTGCCTTTCCAGCAGTTAAAGTTGTGTAGTTATAAATATAAATATCTAAACCATCTACCAGCGCAATTTGTGATGCCAAATTCTCATCCATAAAGACTTCGCCAGTTTGGCTGTCTAAAGTCAATATTTGCGTGTACCCTAAGTTGGAATCTACCCTATAAACGGCACGTCCAATAACCACAAGCATGAAATTGCCACGAGTAGAATGAAATATACCCCTACCTTCAGATGGTTGGTTTTCAATTTCTATAGCCTGATCGTAACCAGCAAAATTATATAGCCAGCCATCCGAGATATACATATTCCATGTACGCTCGTCTGAAATCATAGGGTAGATACCGAAGGTAGAGCTTCCTACTATTTTTACTGGTACTTGTTTAGCCTGTGGGGTGTAAATCATCCTTGTCTCTCTTTAAGTAGCCCATCCATGACCTAAATCATATAGTCCACCCTTTCCCAATATTCACTTGAGCATAGTTGATTCCTCCCCTACGCTGCAAACTAGACAGTTTTTGCAATTGTAGGTCAATCGGCCCACTTTTTTTACTAATTGATTCTTCATACCTATCTAATGCTTTTTGTACAGATGGTGGTACGGAATAGTTATATTCAGCACACAACCTTACGGCCAAGTCATAGCGTAGATAGTTGATATAAAATCTATCCAGCGTAAGTGATAAATCCTGATTAAGGGTGACTTCAGCCAATCGGAACTGTCCCCATATGGTCAAAGGAAAGTTTCTATCTGGCTTAAAATAAATATATAAATCTGCGCCACCAAAGGTTCGCTCTAAATGCCATGTTCCCGGCAATGATTGAATGTTGTCGGCACGAGAGTTACCAAAGTAATTTCGCCTTCCTTGTGGCAAGGTTTGATAGCGAACTGTATCGATAAAAAAAACAAACGTGTCTATGGAAATGAGGTTTTCAATAAAATATTTTTCTTGCCCTGCTACAGCATTAAAATTGTATTCTTGATAATATGGGATAAGACCATTCTCCACAGTCTTATCCGCAATCAAGTCATTCAAAAACATTAAACCATCCTGTGCTTGTTGGCCTGTCACCGTTTCAAAACCACGGGCAACGATGCCTGACTCATAGTAAGCATGGTTAATCAACTGCAATGTGGTGTAGGCCATAATTACTCCTTACAGGTAGTCTTTGTAACCTATAGTCAACAAGGTCAAGGTATCGCCAGCAGTTACCTTATATTGGATTTTTGGAACACCAGCGTCCAAGCGACAAGGAACAGATGCCATACCAACCTGAGCAGCAGCAACACCATAACCAAAGCGCACAATTCCATTGGTTGCACTTGAGCCAAATGGCAGAAACTCTGCAACATCTGTTGCACCGTTTGGTGTGTATGCAACGTCAAAAAGTACTTCGGTTGCGATTGGTGGTACGGAGGTTGCCAAATCAACAGCAGCAAAAGTCGCAGAAGAACCGCCAGCCAATTCACTAATACCTACATCGTAGTAATACTGACGCTCTTTATCGTTTCCGTACTGCCAGAATAATAAGAATTGAGCAGAACCATTAGTTAATACCCAACCAATTCTTCTGGACATGTCGTAACCGCCGGGTAGTAATGGACTATCTGTGTCGGTAGATATCATTGCGCCAGTGTCGTTATTCCCATAGGAGTCACCAACAATGTAAACAGCATAGAAAGTGTTATTGGCTAATGCGCCTTGATCAAGACCATTAATCGCGCCAGAAACAGCACCATTGATGGTTACAGCAGCATCAAGGATAATGTCATTTTGGTTTGTGGAATTTCGAGCACGACCATCAGCCACAGTCAATGTGGTAGCGGATGCCCATGATAGTTCTAATCCGTCAACATACAGATTAGGAGCATTTACAACTGGTAAGCTAATTGCCATGTTTATATCCTTATAGTTTATGGGAGCTTCTTGCTCCCGGTTACAATTTTACAGCTTTTCTTTTTTTATGATGCTCTGCATGGTGCTTCTTACATAACCATCTTACCTGCAATGGTTTCAAATAGTCATCATGATGAGCCTCAACATTATCTTCTGTTTGGCATACTTCGCAAGGTTGTTTGACAATATGCCCAAGTCGAATATAACGATTTAAAGTCGTGCGGGCTGCAATCTTAACTTTATAAATAGGAGAATCTTTGTTTTTCTCATGATATGCACGCTTTTTAAAAGCTTCGCAAAAATTACAAAGAGCAGCCTTCAAGTTATTTTTTGTGCGCCCACATCTGCAAATCGGATTTCTTCCTTTTCTCCTTGGCTCTTTGCCTTCCTTTTTTATTTTTTCAGCATATGCAATTTTTAACTTTTCAAGCTTGCATTTGGCACAATAACTGCCATTCATATAACGCTCTTCTTTATAAGCACGGCATATCTTGCATTTTGGATCTCTACCAGAGCCATATTCCGGAAGATCCCTTTCCTTCCTTCTCTCAGCACGAAGTTCTTTTCGCCTCGCTCCTATGCAGTCACCGCACCATGATTCTTTTTTATAAGAACCTTTTTTTAAAGCACCACATTTACTGCAATTTGGCTTGGCCATAATTCTCCCCATTGAAATTTCCACACTAATTATTTATTATGGATTATCTTTTGGCAAGAATTAGAGCCAAGCTATATTTTACAGAGGAAATATTATTGACATCGCATACTCTGGCACCTGCTTCTTACCCCAAATAGCGTCATGAATCATCCCGCGTTGGTTTTGCCCGAACAAACTTCCATAGTACTGACGTAAACTAACGCCTGTATCTGGATCAACCATATTTCCTGTTGGGAATGGCACTTCCTCTGGCAGCATTGGCATACCAATAAACAAAGAATTACCAGAGTTGATCATACCCGCACGATGTGAAGGCAGAGCAGTAACCTGCATACCAACTTGGATTTCAGTGTTCAGGTTGCGAGTATTACCAGCAGATGCTTTCAAAGGAGGATAAACGTCAACAGTTACTTGACCACCACCGTTAGAGCCAGCATCAGCAGTAGCTCTGAATTGAACAGGGTTACTTGATACTTTGTGTCCAATGAATGTTAAATAGCGCATGTTTGGCAAACTACCAACGCCATCCACAAACTGGAATTTATCAAACTCTTTGACTGAATCAGCATCAGATACGTTTGCACCAGAGAAAGTGATTTGAATCACAGCATCATCAGCGTTTTTAACCACAGAAACTACAGTTAGAGTCAAACCATCTTCACCAACTGTTCCAGCAGTATGAATTGGTAACAAGTTGGAAATATAGAAAGAAGCTCTATTGAAATCACCAACATCCCAAGACATTGCAGCCTTTTCGTTACGATTTTGAACGAATTGGTTTAATCCGGTATTTACGATTGCAGCTTGTGCAATATCACTTAAATAGAACTTGGTGTTATCAGGTGCAGCACCATAGTTTCTGAACATTGCCAATGCATTCGCTAACTGCCCATAGGAGTTGATTGGGGTAACGCCATCGCCATAGAAGCGATAAGGTGCTTCTACGCAAACACGAGCAACGTCTGATTCAATCTCGGCAGACAATTCCATTGTTGCAGATTTACCGAATTTCTCCATGTAATCTTCAACGTTAAAGATGAATTGTTGTGCTGTGAATGCATAAGAAACGTTAGCAGCACTATCCACTGTCAAGTTTTCAACTCTTTGGTCAGCAGATTGGAATGTTGCAACAAGACTTGCAGCAGTCACGAAGCGTGGTGGCAAATCAAAGGTAACCGTGTCACCCAAGTTTGCTGTCAGCTTCTCAAAGTCTTTGAATTTTGTATTTGCAGTGTTCACAAATACGTTTAAGTTTTGCAAGTACGCCAAATTCGACATTTGGTAGGTTTGTACTTGTTGTAAAATGTTGTTTGGAACGGCCATGTTCTTCTCCAATAATTGTCCATAATTATTTAGAAACTAACAATGGCCTAAACGGGCGGGTTATACCTTCAAGAAAGGCATATTTTTGTAATCCCTAACAGTTTTAACGCCATTGTCAGTTCCTGCAATTGGCGAGGGTTTCATTCTGTCTAAGGGTTCTTGCGGTTCAATAAGATTATTCTTTGCTTCTCTATTGTTCTTAATAGATTGGCTTAGATTAATCATTTGTTTTCTGGCTAACTGCGGAGAATGCTCTAGGAGTTTTTGTAATTCTGCCAATTTCCCGGGCTTCTTACTTAACTCATAAATCACTTCCGGCGTGTTATCCACCTGATTTGCTAAGAAAACGATTTGAGGGAAAGCAGACGGATCGAAATCTGCGGTAACGGCTTCAAAATCATCATAAAGCTCTTTACCTTGCGCCATCTTCCCATAGTATTGCTGGGCAATCTGATCAACCTCCCTTTGGAGTTGTTGTTGCTCTAATTGCTCTTTTTCACTGCGCAATTTACCTTCAATTTTCTCCAAAATCTGGCTTTGGAGTTTTTCCAAGTCAATTTGCGGTGAGGCTTGTTGACTAGATTGTAATTGCTCAATGATTTTTTGCGCCTGTTCGAGTTGCTCCTGCATTTTTTGCTCTCCTTTATGTTTGGCCTTTTTAATAAGCTCATTCACTTTGGAAGCAGGAAGCATCTTCTCTGGAGGCGTTTCCTCCACGTTATCTAACGAGTCGGTTTCAGCAATAACATTATTCTCTTGCAAATCTTCTGCAATATCCTTATCCATTGAATCCTCTTTCACTGTTCCCGGTGTGACCGTATAAACCTCACGTCCTGTGAGTATGGGCTATTTTTCCGCATAGCTGCGTAAGAAGTCCTAGAGAATCACTTGTCTAGTCAAGTTTGTTTGATATGAGTATAGCAAATTTTAACTCATATGGAAGATATCCACTCTATTGTGACAATTTCCGTCACTTTAGTGCAGTTTTCTTCACCATTTTCTTAATCATCTTTTTATCTTCCATCTCATCGGTATGACGCATTTTTTTGGTGCGCTTATTTGTTTCAGTACGTTGGCCTCGTTTTGGCATGTGTTTCATTTTTTCTCCTTTTTCTTGCCTAAAACCTTATTGGCTTTAGCATCAATCTTGCTTAAAGTGGATTTACTTATGTTGCCTTTATCGTATTGTTGCTGCGCACGTGCTTTGGCATTTGCAGCTCGGGCTTTTGTGTCCACTGGATACTTTCTGGATTCCGGAAGTGCAAAGTCCGACTTCGGTAATTTATTCCGTGCTTTGCTTGTTAATTTGGCCATACTGGATCTCCTTTTTTATATCCTTTTCTTTTAATAAATTTTTCCACCAACTTGTGCGCCCTTTAAATCTACAGTAGTCACACCAGCATCCTCCTCGTTTTTTATTCCTCATTAGATTTTTCCTTGCGTTCTTTCATAGCCTGATCAACTTCATGTTGATGCTTACTAACATCCAGTGCAACGCTCACAGCAGTTCTTGCTTGTTCTGCATCAATCTTTTCCTGCTTTAATTGATTTTCCATGCTTTTATTTTCAACATTTGACATCACTTCAAGCAAATCAATATCAGCTTGTTTGTTCTTAATTGCATCGTCTGTAGCAATTTTAGTCAATTGGACATTAGCATTAAGCTCGGCTTCTTCTCGTTTTTGCTCAACTTTGGCCATTTCAGCCTGTAATTGCATTTGCAGTAATTGATTAGGATCGATTTGATTTTGCATTGCTTGCATTTGCATTTCTTGGGCTTGTTTCTGTTCTTGCTCAATCTCTTGCATGTATTGCGCTGCTTGCTCACGTAAGCCCTCAACACCACGTATATCAATATTATCAAGGAGAATACCCAAGCCCTTGCGATTCATAAACGCATTAAATGCCTCGGAGGTTTGCATTAATTGAATAATCGTTTCAAGGCTAATTTGTTTTTGTACTTGGAAATTAACGCCAGCCTCAACTTTTACCTCAAGGCTTCTGGCATCGTAATTCATAAAAGGATTACCGGGTTTATTAATTACCCTGTAAGACCTTTTACCATCAGGTTGAACTACAGGAATCGACCTTGGAGTAACATAGTACTTTGGAATTAAGTCTAGGATAATCTGACAAACACGATTTAATCCTTTCATAAATCCGACAGTGTAAGGCATTGCAGCAGCGTTTGAGTGCATTGCGCCTTGCATGATTGCTACACCAGAAAGTTCATTGTTTTGTATGCCCAATGCAGCGTCATAACTACCTAAGATGGACTGAATCAAGTTGTCAGACATCTGGAAAGTTTCAGCAATCTGGGGTGGTATAGGAGTCCGCACCACTTCCCTTGGAGCGGCAAGTGGTGTATTCGGATCACCATCAAGGAAACCATTATAGAGGAGAGTAGAAGGCTTCTGTACGTTGATATATGCGTCAAGATAATCTTCTGGTATAGATTCTATCATTGCAATGAATTTATGTTCAACAGTATTTTCCAATTCATTTGCAAGAGACTGACCAGCAAAGTTTTTAAGGCGTTGAGAATCTTTGACGTTGTAAATGTAAGGCCGTGTCATCTGCTCGGCTGTGGAGTTTACGTTATCTCTGATCATGGCACTGTTGCCGTCAAAAAATACTAATGGCAACATTTTGTAATTGGTTTTTTGGTGATCTAATATTTCACACCCTGACAATCGATAACGTGAGATTTCTTCTATTGTTGTTTCTCTTATTTTGCCTATTGGTTGTGGTGGCTGCTCGATGTAACCTGCCTCATCCCACATTTGCAGCAATTCTTCATAATGCTTTATTGCAATAACACGACCATTCGTAAGTCTTGTAATTCGCTCTTTCTTGTAAGTTTTTTCATAGTAATCAGCAATAAGTACAATATCTTTCTTTGCTGCACGATATGACCAGTTAAAACCACCAAAACTTCTAGCAAATTTGAGTCCTTTTACTACATCCGAGCCAAACTCTCTAATGGCTTCCTCACGCTCCTTTGGATAGAACTGGAAACAAAAAGAACCATCACCTTTATGAGATTTTCTTGCAAGTGGGTCAAAACCACATAAGGTTGGATCAAATGCTCTATCTACACAAATGCGCTGATCCATCGACATTTCAGATACATAATCCGTGTACACTTCTACAACAGAAAATCCACCCACTAAGCAATCTGTATAGACATCATAAGAAAATCCATCGTTATCCGCATCGACAAGTATTGACCTGAAATGAGCTTCCAAAATCTTAAGTAATTCTGGGTCTGCTTCAAATCCATCTTGCGCTCTGATTACAAATCCCGGTTCCATGCGAGAGAACTCACCCCTTAGCCTTGAGAGATACGCTTCCATTACGTTAAATTCAATCTGTGGCTTTCCGGTGTAAGTTAGTACAGAAATATCATCATCTGTTAATGTTGTTTTATAAACAAACTTCATGAACTCATGATATCGTTCATAATTTGGCCTAAAGTACATGTAAGCCTGCTCAACAGAGTCTTTTATCCTGTCAATTTGACTGGTGTATTTCTTAGCTAATGCCATTGTTAAATCCTTTTAACGTAAGCCTTATTTCTAAGGTTCATGAGTTGTTTATAATTTTTTACTGCTTCTCTTGATGCGTTTGTATAGTTGCTACTCTTTTTAGTGTAAGCAAAAAGCAAATTACCCATTAATGCGATATTAACGGCATCACTTGCGGTATCGGCTATATCATCATGGGCATGTGAGTCGTTGTTTGTAATCTTTGTCATATGCTCTATACACATTTTTGTGTGTACACCATCAACAGGCAATGACACTCGTTTTGCTGCTATGTATGGCTGAATATCAATGAATCTTTGGGACTTACTTCCCGAAGCTCTGGTGCGCTCTATTTCACGTACTTTAAGACCACGCATGTCCTTTAAAACTGATACAAGCGTTACCCCTGTTGATTTTTTCTCTATAAAAGCAAGCATAGGAGGCATAGGATGTCTTGCACAATCTTGCCAGAAATCCAAAAACTCACCTTCAAGTTTCTTTGGCTCAACTCGCATTTCACGACAGGATATCCAATGCAATCCCAATACATCTGTTTTTCTCCCTTGGGTTTCAATGTAATACAAACCCCAGAAGGAAAATGCAGTGGCATCATTACGAGGGTCTTCTGTCTCAGCAGTGTCAGCAGTAATGAAGGTGACTAAATACTCAGGCTCGTAATCAAGTAATGCAAAATCCGTTTCCATGTATAAACCACCACCAGCAGGCTGCGGGTCTTGCTGGTGTTGTGCTGCAAATACATAGCGGTCTTTTTCTTTTCTTATAAGCAACATTTCTAGCGGGAAAGCCTCTGGATAAAGAGCGTTTCCTGCCTCATCAAGAGACTTCAGTATTACCTTATCCCAGACATATCCATCTTCCCCATCTATAAAGTAGGCTGGCAAATCCTTTTGATGAAGCCTTTGTCCTATGAACACAATAGGGACATTGATACCGCGAGGTCGTTGTTGGATGGTTTCTTTATAATTATTGATGACGCCTTCGCGAATTAAATCAGAATGCACTTCATCTGGCTTATGAGCATCATCGATAATCACAGCACCAGAAAACCTGTCTAGTCCGGGCAATCCTGCGTTGTTACCAGTAATCGAACCAGCAGAACCGAAAGCTGCGACTGTACCCCCATTTTCGGTCGTAAAAGAATCTTTGGCTTGTGAGTCATCCCTTAACTTAACGCCAAACAAAGTCTTGTATTGTGATAAAGACATTATCCTTTTGACTAAATCAGTGTGTTTAGCAGCCAGTGTTTTAGAATAAGAAATATACAAAAAGTTTGAATCTGGCCATTTAGCCATACACCATGCAATCCAAAATGTTACTAATGTTGATTTACCATGCCCCGGAGGGACATTAATCAAAAGCCTTAAAGATTCCAATCTGGAACACTTGGTTAATGCTTTACAAATCGTAATGAAATGACTTTCCCTACCAACTGGCTTTGAAATAATAAAATCTCGGCCAGTCAGTATCGGATAAAAGGCTTGAATGAATAGTAATAAACTACCTTTGAGTTTCGCAGCCAATTCGGCTCGCTTTAACTCGGCTTGCATTTTGTCCATGAAGGGGCAGTCCTTTGCCTAGTTGCTCCATGCGCATGAGTCATCCACAAGGGTAAAAATGACTCATTGCTGACAAATTATCACGAAAATTTGATCAAAAACAAGTTAATTATTGCGGAAATGTAAAGATTTATTGCTAAATTGTTAGGATATTGCCCCCTATAAGTTAATTTCATGAGCTTAAAAATCAACAACGGAGTTAGGGGGCTGTTATTAATATAGCATATTAAAAGTTAAAAGGGATGTTCAATGCGAGTAATATTCACTTTATTTCCTTTAGTTCTTCGGATTGTTGAGTATTTATTCTATCGAGCAACCTGCTAACATCATTTGACTCTCCTAAACTTCGTCACAATTTCCTCATATGGCTCTACCTCATGAAGCTCAATGTTTCCATCTTCATCTGGTTCATCGTTTTCAAATGGGTATTCGTCTTGTGATTCGGTTGCTCCTTGTGAATAAGAGGCATCATAAAACTTGCCTGTTTCTTTGTCTTTGATAGTGCAGTCATAGTAAATAGACCAACGACCATGATCACTGATAACATTTTGCACTACTTCAAATCGCTCTTGCTGCGCATATTCCCCAACTATCTCTTGTAAAAGCTCTTTGTTTATTTTTATTGTCATTCACTGTACTCCACATGTTTTTGGCAATAAGGGCAATATATTGCATTAATTGCGCTCCTTCTCCACTCATGCTCACAATAGTTCTCAATCATGGATTGAATATTATCTCTTAATTTTTTTAAATCAGGCTGTAAATGATGTATTGATGGATCATCTAAAGATGAGACAAATTTACTAAAAACACAGCCACCTAATAACTTTAATTCTTCTTTCGTAAAGTCATTCATCTTTTAACTCCAATCCCCATATATCAACATAAGCATCAAATCGAGTGTTTTTTAGTAATGGATGCATATTCCATGGGTTCTCGATTGCTGTTGACAATACATACCTTTCAAATTTTTCAATGATATATTCAGGACTAAATTTCATTACCTCAGACCATATGGAACTATCTTCACCAAACATAATGGCGAAAAAAGTGATAATATTGGCAACCTTTTCATGCTTAGTCATGACTTTTCGCCTTTTTCTTTTAAAAGAATATCAGGAGATGATTCATACAAAGATTGACGCATTTTATCGAAAGCAATTTTGGTTTTTTCGTAGCGTTCCTCTCGCTCTATCTTTTCTTTAATTTTATTTTTTAAATCAGTACAGTCTTTATCATTAATAAGCGCAGGGTAGTCATTTCTAACATGTATAATCATGTTATAAAGCATCTGTAAATCTTGCTTTGTAAAATCACTCATCTATAAAACTCCCCGCATTTTTTGCATTTATTAGGTTTTTTATATGGATATGCTAAATAATATTCAGTTGTTTGTTCATGCTCACACGGCATTATCTTTCCAGCACCACATTTTCGGCATTTACAAGCATGAGGTACATCGGCTGGAAGTCCGCAACTACAATATATTTCATTATTGAATTTGTAGCGTGATATATAATAATCACACCCATTAATCATTCTTAAATACCGGAACCTAGCGTCATCTTTTAATGCATCAAAATCGTGTTCGCAATGATTAAACCCTTTCACTTCACCTTCAAACTTGGGGTGCATGTCTTCTGGCTTAAGTGGCTTAATATAGCTACATCCTGTTTGCCAACATACCCCATAAGCATCTAAATAACTACCGCACTCAGGGCATATTTTAGACTCTTGGCTTTCTTCAACAGGTACAACTTTATCTTGTTTTAAACCTTTCCAATACTCAATTTGCGCATCGATAAGGGCATCGCGGGAAGGGTAAATATCCTTTTCTGCTATTTCTTCATACGCAAACCCATCCTCAATGCAATTCCCGCTATATTTAAATGTTTTTAGTGTTATCGCATCTATTTTGAAAGATTGGATCTCATTAATGGAGTAGTCATATAACCAAACTATATCCCCAAGTGCATATTTAGGTTTTGTTTGTGTTAGTTCTTTGAGTTTGGTGATTAGGTCGTCAATACAATTGAACTCAAAAATATCTTTTTTGTCGTTTATCTGTAAAAAATATTTCCAAAATTTTCCATCGCAAAAAGTTAATCTTAATGAACATCCATTGTTGTTACTTAATATAAGCATTAACTCATGCGCTTCTTTCAGTTTTTGGTAGTCAATCATTTTTCAATCAATCCAATTTATTAACATTAATGCGTCTTTTTTTACTTCAAATGTTGTCATAGATTCACACATTTTTGGGTTAAAAGGCTCGACAATGTAATGCCATCCATTGATTGTCGGGTACATATAGTGCATTTTTATTCCAAAGTTGGTTATTAAAAATCCGTCTACCTCTTTTCTGTCTTTTGAATCAACATCAAGCAAAAACAAATTGTTATTCCTGCATTCAGGCTGCATTAAACAACTACAAAATGAATCATTTATTTTTGAATAAAATTTATATTCATTTTCTGGAAGCAAATCCAATTGCTGGTGTTTGAATAATTTAATAGCGGAATTAAATTTCCTGTCATTAATAGAGGCATATAATCTTATATCTGGGTTATTCAAATAATTTTGCATGGAAATCAGTGCGCTGACTGCATTATCGTACTCTAATGGATTGGTTGTAATAATTTTATTTACCCATCTTTTTGAACCTTTATTACTACTCTGCACCCCTCTATTAATCAGCATTAATACATGTATGCCTTCTTTAAAATATTCAGGCGGGTTGTTTTTTGGTTTTATGTAGTCAATCATTCTGAAACATCCCCAAAATATCCTGTAACTTATGACATGCTTGATGGAATGTACCACTGGCATTTTCATCATTGGTTGCCAAATGAGCACCATTTAAAAATGCGTAGAGTTTCTCTAGCTCATGTTTAATTTTCTGAAATTCAGTCATCATCACCCCTCATACGCTATTAATCGTTTCAAAATACTCTCATACTGGCTTTTTATTGAATCAATTAAGTCATAATACGATTGATTAAGCGTTTCATTATTGGCTTGCCACATCAAAGGAAACGACAGGGCTTCCAATTTACCTAACAATACCAGCATGTCATGACGCAGTTGTTGTGGGATTTCCATAATTATCCTATATGCGGTTACTTTTCTAACATACCCTGTAATTTATCTATAGCTCCCAAAATGCAGTCCTCTTTGGTTTTGTAAGCGTTTTCATACAATATGCAATCAAAATGCACGTCAAGCCAAATTCTTTTTTTAGAAATAAATAAACGCTTGCTGTCATGCTCAGCGATTATTCTGTCTACTTTTCCAGATAGGATTTCAATTTCTTTTGTTTCTGGGCATAGCTTTAAATAATAAACTGTGTCACCAATGTCGAAACTATTCACTGCAAATCCCCCACATCAACAATACCCGCATCTGTGCGCTCCTGCATTGCCTTGTCTGCCCAATGAGACTCTATCTTTTGCTTTGCAGTACGACCTAAGTCCTCAATAAACATACGCTTGAGTTCATATTCATTGGCATCTTCAGCAACATTAATGCCATCCGTAAGAGCACATATCACATTAGCCAGAGCATTAAAGGACACCAAGCCATATTCCTTACCACTGTCTGTTTGTGAATAAAACGAGTTCATTGCCTCTATAATGGCCTTTGTCATCTCGCTAATTATTGAATTCAGTCTAAAGTCTTCCAATGCTTGTGCTGGGGTCATTGTGAATCTCCAAGCTTGTTGGCAATTACTTGTTTTGCTTCTTCACATATCTCGTCTATTGTTTCATAGTAATCCAATGGATTATCAGTTCTCATGCTATTTAAAACCAAGTTAGCAAGAAGATATTTTATAGCAGTAACAGTTGCAGCAAAGCGATCATACCCTTGAATGGGCATATCATTAATAATCCCTATTGCTGTGTTGTATAAAATTTGACTTTGTTCTGAGATTTCTTTATCACTCATTGTAATTCCCTTATTGTAAAGTTTTTATACTTGGACTAGATAAATCTTCCAACTCAATAAGATGCTTTGATTGCTGGGATAATATGTGCTCAAGCAAGTTCTTGCGAGTGTCAAAAGATAGCTTGAAATAGGCGTTGTCATTAAACATTAAGCTATCTGATAGCACCTGCATTAGCATCAAGGCTTGCTGGTTAGTTAGTAGCATCGTAAGTCCATAATGAATACTTTCGTAATCAGCGTATTAAACCATTTTGACTCTAACGAATGCAAATAAATTTTAACTTTAAGGGGAAAATAATGAACTACGATAAAAAACGTAACCGACAATCTGGAAGACAGAAAAAGAAATCTACATGGGAACAACAATATAAACAACTAATGGATGAAATAAATACATTAATAGAACAGGGCGTGTTACCGCCAGTGGATTCCAAACTACCTGAACAAACACAAAATATTATGCAAAGAGATGCTGCCTTGATGATGAAACATATTACACAGGAGGAATTTAAAAAAGATTGGGAATCCAGAAAAAACCAACCTCCTAAATCTTTTGCAAAACAACCCATCTTAGGTTAGAGGTATCATAATACCCTTCTGAACCATCCATAAAAACCCATATTGGCTTCTTATCTCTTGGTTGATAGGAAGCTATTATATCCAGTTGGTCGCTAGACAAACCTTCTTGGTGAGCGGATAACAATTCATTTATTTCAGATAAAGTCATATTAACTCCAGTATGGGCAACCAATCTTACCATGAAAAATAACCATTCTATAAAGAAAGACGATGGCTGATTTTTTAAGTGCGTCTAGGGTGATAAAAAATAATACAGACATTTTTAAAAAATTCCCGGGGATATATGGGGGTATGGGGTAGGTCGTTTTCTTATGGGGATTAGTGGGGAATGGAAAATGGTTTGGGTGAAAATTGTACATAGCTTTTAAAAATACTTTGGGATTTACTTGGGAATGAGTAAGTGTTTAATAATAAATCAATGTATTTGGGAGTAGTCTGGGAGTTGGTTGATGGCTGGTGAAGAGTAATTGGATAAAAATTGTGCTTATATTTTAGGGATAGTCTGGTATTTGGTGAGGTAGAGGCTCCAGCATTCGCACCCACCCCTCTTTTTAGGGGGCATACCCCCCCTTCACCTACCTGCACATAGGTAGATGAAAACCCCATGAAATCAGCGTTAAATCATATACACGGTAATGACTATTATCAGACATATCAATGTAAGTGATTGATTTTATTATTAATTATGATTGCAATGATTAGTTTAATTTTTGTACTAACAATTAGTTTAATTAATGAACTGGTTTGGTGACTTATTATTACACTTATTGATTAATTGTTCACGTTGATTGATTAATAGTCTTTATCATATTGTTGTTCGAGTTGCTGTATTTGTTTTTCAAGTTGCTCTAACTCAGAAGAGTTATGCACCTCCACAACCTGTTTTTCACTAAACCCATACTTATATCCCTGCGTTCTTAACAAAAACTGCAATAACTTCTCATTACCGTTCAGCGCCAACTGAGTAGCCGTATCACTCAATGCAAGTATCTTCTCATCTAACCCGTGTTTTAACTCTCGCCAGTAATGCTGGTCAAGCTCATCATAGCTAAGGGCTAGCAGGCTGGCTATGTTCTTTTTAGGTATCCCTGCTTGTGCCATGCGCTTAACTATTGCCCTTTCCTCTATCGTTGGCCTATGCTGTCCATTAATCCTGACCATTTATTTTACACCTATCTATTTAGATATAGTCTTCTTTCTATATATAGCTCTTTTACCAGTCTTTACCACTGGACTATCATTAACTGCTATTGCTTTATCTTCTGTTAACTCATTAACTTGCTTTGTTTCTTCTTTAATCTCATTAACTAATTCATCATTAAATAAAATAGTAGGCTCTTGCTTAGATACTTCTGCTATAACTTCTTTTACTGATTCTTCAACTATCTGTTCAATGGGCTTGGGCTTATCACTTGCTTTAATCTTTCCGGTTGCATAGCACATAGTACAATCATTAACTATCATTCCTAAGCCCGCTACTTTCTTAGTCCCTTTACACGCTGGGCATCTAATCATTTCCATTTGTCATATCCTTATATTCAACTAAATATTAATTGCCCACTTTATCAACTTTACAATTCAGTTACAAATTAATTATTGCAAGTTAAAATAAATTTGATATTATTAGCACATACAAGATATTCAACTAAACAGGAGCAAAGAATGATAGAACAAATTTACATGTTAAGCCTGCCAGTTGCGTTTTTCCTTATGTTTTTACTTGGGGACGTATCGCAAACAACAGAAACGAACTACCCAACATGGGCTAAAATATCAAGAGGCATAGCTTATACCAGCATGAACTACTGCGCCTTATGGCTTGTAAGTTTTGTTTTGATATGTGCTTTACACTAAGGGGAACAAAGAATGCGATTAAAAGATTTACCAAAAATAATCCAAGTATTAAAGGCAAAAGGCCATGCCGTAGAGAAACAGAAATTTTACTGTAATTTTCGTCCATGCTATCGAATAGATGGGTTTTTATTAACTGATTATGAAGTTTTAGAAAGATATCAATATTTAACTAACAGGAACTAAGAATCATGAACATAGTAGAAAAAGCAAAAGAACTACGCAAAGTATTAAAAACTCGTTTCCCTGATTGCAAATTCAGCGTTATTTCAGATTATAACTCGCTAAGAGTTGCGCTTATGTCTTCTTTTGTGGAGTTTGAAGGTGAGACTTACCAGCAAGGATTGAACTATCATTACCATAGACAATTTGAACATGGTAGTAATGAGCATTCTTTATGCGAACAGATCATGGAAACAATACTCGAAATACTGCCGCAATATGAAATTGATGATAATCCAGATTATGGTTCAATCCCTAACTATTACCTTAGATTTGATTTAGGCAAGTGGGATAAGCCTTATATGCAAAAAGGCGGTAGGGCATGGCAATAATAGAAGGCATAGGAATAATTAGCTTAAAAGAGATGGACTTCAGGATTATTAGATTTTAATTAAGGCGAAATCATGACAACAAAACTATACACACAAGAGCAGTTAGAGATTGAGATTTTAAAATCCAACACTCAGCACATAGGAAAAACGCTTGATAATTTAGACAAAAGACTATTAAGCGTAGATAGTAGGATTGACTCAATGGAAAAGAACATTAAAACCCAGTTTGGTAACTTTACCAACTATATTTTAGGCATATATGGCCTAATTTTGGGCGCATTGTTTGCCCATTTAGGCGGGATATTTTAATTATTTTAATTTTTTAACTAAACAGGAACTATGAATCATGAAACTACAAACTTACCTCACCATAGGTTTAAAAACCTACAAAATTAAACGACAGCGTAACGGCCAATACAGTGTATACAAATGTGCTGACATTGCCACATTACAATATCTTGGCGACTGGACAAAACAACAATTAATTCAATCTGTAAACCGTGGGGAGTTAATCTAATGCGCACTATTACAAAAAATGTTTACAAATTTGATGAATTAACCCATGAAGTACAGCAAAAAGTGATTGATAGCTACAAAAATGATGACTGGTTGCACGATCATTGTTTATGGGAGGGTGAGAGATCGCTTGAGGCATATTGTGAACATTTCAATGTAAAACTTAAAGATTATTTCCTATGCCCATTTAATAGATGCTATGCCCAAGTTGAAGTTAGCAATAAAAACTTTAGAGGATTAAAACTCAAAGATTGCGAGTTTATGCGTGATTATATGCCAACTGGTTATTGTCTTGACCAAGATTTTTTCCTTGAGTTTTACAATGAGTTTAAAAGCACTGGTGACGCCTTGAGAGCGTTTAAGCATGGCTTGGAATACGGCATTGATGCGATTAAGCGTGATTGCGAATACCAGTATGAAGATGAAAACATACTGGCAAGGATTGAATCCAATGATCATGAATATTTTGAAGATGGCGAGCTTTTTACAGATTAAGGAACTATGAAATGAAACTATTACCTCTGTTTGACAATTTAAACTATAGAGCAACTAATTTACACAATGTTAAATTACCAGCTAAACGCTTTTTAAATGATTTTACAATATGTCATAAGTTCCTTTGCTGCTATGCTGGCAGTGAAGGCACGTACAATGCCTACAGGCGAGAAACAGAGCGTTTATTACAGTGGGCTTGGCATATTAAAAACATGACATTAAAAGACATTAAGCGAGAGCATATAGAGGAGTTTATCCGCTTTTGTCAGTTACCGCCTGAAGATTGGAAATCCAGTTATAAAGTGCCTAGATATCTTGTTATCAATAATCAGCGTGTACCTAACCCCGTTTGGCGTCCTTTTGCTGGTGAAGATTCAACGCTTTCTAAGGCTAGCGTTGCGCATATATTTACCATTTTATCTACGCTATTTAATTTTCTAGTGTGTGAGGAGTATTTATTTTCCAACCCAGTGCAACAAATAAGGCAAAAAAGCCAATTTATTCAAAAAGGCCAAGAATATCAGGCAATCAGGCGATTAAGTAAAAAGCAATGGGACGTTGTGGAAATGGTCGCTATCACTATGGCTGATTTACATATAGAGCACGAAAGAACCCTTTTTATGCTTAAAATGCTTTATGGGTTATACTTGCGAGTTTCTGAGTTAACAGCACGCCCAAAATGGATACCTAAGATGCGAGATTTTTTCCAAGATCAACATGGCCGTTGGTGGTTTGAAGTGCTGGGCAAAGGCAATAAACTCCGCACTATTGCTGTAAATAGCTATGTATTAAATGCATTAAAACGTTATAGGCGATCTATGGGCTTACCTGAATTGCCTAATCCTAATGAAACTATCCCATTATTCCCACGTCATAAAGGCGATGGCGCAATGAGTAACACAGCCTCTATCCGTAGAATAATCCAAAAATGCTTTGATGAAGCGCAAAACGTATTGATAGCGAACGGTCAGGAAGATGAAGCGGAAAACCTGCAATACGCCACGGTTCACTGGTTAAGACACACCGGGATTTCTGATGCTGTACGCTATAGGCCACGCGAACACGTGAGAGATGATGCAGGGCATAGTTCGAGCGCAATAACAGACCGCTACATTGATGTTGAACTATCAGAGCGTCATAAATCAGCACAATTTATTTAACAACGAAAGGAAACCAAAAATGTCAGAAGAAAAAAACCTTTGTAAACTCAATAGAGATGAAATTGAAGAAAGATTAAATTTCAGGGGAAAAATGGATTTATTGTTGCATGAAACATGGTGTGATAAAGGCCTATCTAATCGTGATTTACATTACATGTTTGAAATACTTGGGGCTAAGTTAGACGTTGTTTTGCATTATATTGCTGAAAATAACCGCGAACATGCGCACGAATTAGCAGAGGTTGCGATAGGCCATTTAAGCGAATATTTGATAAAAAATTAATTATTACAAAAAAGGAAATTAAAAATGACTAACGATACTAAACAGGAATTAAAAATTGATCAGGATTGTATAGATGCATATAAAGATATAGCTGATAATATGGCTGGCTTAATTAAAAATATGAAAAAGGAGCTTGATAGTGATTGCTATTTTGACAAACTGAAATCTTATCTTTTCTTAACTAGTTTGCATGATTTTATTAAAACAACAATGAGGACTATTAATAGCTCAATGCTTGCGGGTTATGCCATTCATAAAGAAAATTTCCCTTTTGAATCAGAACTTTTGACAGAAAACAAACACCGAGCTTTATCAATTTTTGAACAGGAAGATGAAGATTCTGAAGATGAAGATTCGGAAGATGAAAATCCACTTGTAGGCTTACTGAAAGCACTTGAAGCTGGTTTATCTGGTAAAGCCAGAGTACAGGTTGCAAAAATATCTGGTGAAGATGATGCAGAACCAGAGGAATCAGAAGTAAACAAAAAACTTAGGGAAGAACTACTTAAAAAGGCAGGGTTAGCCAATGAAAACGAACGACTTGAAACAGCGTAGAACAATCGTTGGAGCTATGGATTATACCATAGCTTCATTAAACGACATTAAAAAAACACTTTTTGATCGTGAATTAGAAAATCAAAACAGGAATTGGGCAGTTGGTGGCTTCATTATCACGTTGCAAAGCAATTTAATGCGAATTATTCAGGAAACTTTGCATAGAGAAGAAAAAAGAACTGCAATTGATGATTTAAACACAATACAAGAACGCTTTAATGCGCTTATTGAACAAATGAAAACAGGTATGACAAATGACTAATTTTAACAAAGAATATTTAAACATGCTGAAAATACAGGTTGCAGATGAAATTAACTTTCTGGTAAGCAAAGGCCATGAACAAGTAAATACTGAACCATGTATGTTTTGCCAACCAATGCAGCAAACCTTTTCTAGTTTTTCAGATTTAAAAGATCACCTTATGAATCCAAATGAATCAAAATACAGGTGCGAAAGATTGCAAAAACTTAGAGAATTTCAATCTGTAATTGCTTTTGAAAGTCATAAGGCAAACGATAGACTTTCAATGACTAAACCAGAATAATTTGCTATAATTACCATGTAAATCTCCATAATATACAATCTCCATCATATGCCCTAAAACCTTCAAATTTGCGTTATAGGGCATTTTCTTTTTTATAGCTACCTAAGTACTATTTTTTATTTTAAATAGATTTAAAGCGGTAATTCTTTCGTTTTACGCTAAAAATTTTCTGGACAGTCGTAATACTTATTAGGGTAATTATTTGATTTAGAAAATGAACTCAAGGGATTAGATAAAGATTTGAATCTTTCATCTGCTGTTCTCTGGCAGATTTCCATAAATCTACCGTCCTTGAATTCATGATAAATAGTGAAGTAACCAGCATTAGTTCTTTGTTTTCTGTTTTTAATAACAAAAATACCTTCCAGCGCGGGATTATCTGGTTCATCTATAGATGGTCTATCTATGCCAAGCCACCAATGAGAAGACCGTTCAAATCCTTGTGTACCTGCTGCATCTGTTGGGTAAGGAACCCTATCATTTTTGGCTCTATCTGCTGGTTTTCTTGATACTTGTTGCAGAGCAAGAACAATGCAAGAATGTTTTAAAGCCAACCCTGATAGGCGTTCCGCTATAGCATCGAGCATGAGATAATGGGATTCATATTTTTTACGCGATTTAACTAATCCAACGTAATCAACCACCACCACGGAAATTTTATTTTTTAATGAAATGGCTTTTACGATAGATTCTATTTCCTCAATGGTTATACCTGATTTATTAACAAGAATAACGTTCCTCTGAAGCATCTTTGATGCAAGACCATTTTTAAGAGCATCAACTATACTTCCTGTTACTGGTTCAACCAGATTAGCATGTCTGGAAAACATGGTTTGCTTTTCCATTTCAATATTAAAATATAAAGCAACTGTGTCTGGCTGTGCCATTAATAGCTTTTCCATGAGGTAAATCCCTAGAAATGTTTTTCCACCTCCTGAACGACCAGCGATTGTAATCATTGAACTTGGCGGGAATGGAGGCCAATCTTTTAATTCTGTTTGGATTGGTTGGGTTTCCTCAAATCCTTCGGATAGGCATTCTTCAATTAAATCTTCGTATGTGCACATGTAATCTTCACGTGACAATGGTGCATTGTTCTCTAATGATTGCATCAATGAGAGTATTTCATCGTTGCAGATGTCTATATCTTTTTGTTCACTAATTTTTGCAAGAGAAACAAAAAGATGATTTAACAAAGGACGGATTTTTCTATGCTTTTCTAATGAATCAATAGCAACGGAAATGTTTGGCATAAAATAAATATCCGATATAACATCATGCAATAAATCATGAAGATTATCAGGAACAATTCCTACTAGATTAACAAAAGAAAATGCCTTTCCTTGTTGATGTCTTTCTTTAACGAAAATAAATAGTTCTCGTGTATAAGGCAAATAAAAATGATCTTCGTTTAATGTTGCCAGTATAATTTCAATTTCTTCCATTGCAGTGGAAGGATTAACAAGTTTATAAAGAACACCCATTTCTGAGTTTCTATCATATTTAGTTGGTTTTTGGTTTGTACTCATGCAAATCCTCTATTAGTAATCAAGAATTTTCTTGTATATGCTTTCAAAATTATGCCACCTGAGAATGATGTGCATCGGGTGTTTGTATTTTGTCAGCATGTAATGCTCTGACTTTATGCCAAGATTTAAAAAAGCAGAAAAAGATTCTTTACATAAAACTTTGTCCCATTTTTGTTTTATTTCTTTTACATGTCTTTTTATGGCATTCAGTTCTCTTTTGTTTTTACCCATAGCAGGGCAACCAACCTTGGTAGCTACTTCATTCCATACTTGGATCAGTTCGTTAACTTCTTTAGAAACAGAAAGATTATCCTCCGCAGGAGGAGATTGTGCATCTTTTGTGTATTCTTCTGTATATATATAAGTATCATCTTCGGTAAACGGACAATTTGGCCGGATAGCTCTCCGGCCATTTTGGCCGGATGGGTCATTTATTATACAGCTTAAATCTTCCATTATTTTCTCAATAACTGGCCTCAATATTAGTTTTTTATTCCCTCTTATTTTTCTTGATGTTTTTTCTATATACCCGCGTTTATGCAAATCAGTAAGGATTCTTCTCATTGACCTTTCTGGAATAGATGTTTCCTCAAACCATTCGTTATAGTCTTTGTGAAACCACCCATCTTTCAAGTCTGTAGATTTATCTGACCAAAAAATAATTTGATTAAGCACGAATGCTCTATTGCGACATTCAAGCAGTTTTATATAAATCTTTGGGGTTGTTTCAATATTTTCTTGCCCAGAGATCTTTCTTAATAAAGTAAATGCATCTATAATCATAAAAACCTCCCTATAATGATAAAAATGTCACGGTAGTCATAAAAACCTCACTGTGTTTTTATATTGTTAATAGGCTTAGGATTGGTGCAATCGTTAACATGGCTCTTGAACCTTTCAGGCGGTTTCTTCAATCCTTTCAAGGTTTTTTTCTGTTGATGTGCAATTGCAATTAAACCCTTGGCAATTGCCATCCTTTCCTTTAATTCCTGCTCTGAAATATCTGGGAAATTTTTTCTTATTCTTTTTTCTAAACGAGATAAGTGATCCATAAGACATCCTTGTAAATTAAAGTAAAAAATTAATACAAAACTATGTATATGATTATTATTAAATTGTGATTTTATGCGCAACATAGTGCTCCTTTTTTCATTAATTGCCTGTTGACAACCTTGGATCACTACGTATAATCGGAGGCTGCAACAAACGCTGCAACA